ATAAAGAACATCAACGATACATGGCATTAGGTGATGGTGCATTGGAAAATACTCAATATCGAACTATTGATGGGTTAGATAAGGCGGAACGTGAGGAAGCTGGCACTACTTATGATGAAGCAGTAGCACAGGAAATGGAAAACGCTAGAAATGAGTTTGTTAATGATCCAAATGCAGGCAAATCCAATCAAGAAATAGCCGAAGAAATGCTATTATCCAATCAAGGACAAATGGAACTTACACAAGAGGAAGCACGCTTAATCAAGGCACATACCAATAAAGACCTTGCTAAGAATTGGGAGTTACTAAGCAAATTGCAAAAACTAGACCCTAGTAGTGAAAATCTTGATGAAGAATTGAAACCAATTGAAAAAGAATTGACGAAAGCTGAACGCATCAAGAAAGACAATGCAAGGGTAGCACAGGAATTAGGTAGTGTAACTAAAGAACTTGATACTGCACAAGAACGCATTGATAACCTAAAAGCACAGTTGCAAGAACGTATTGATGCGGTGCGTGCAATTCGTGATGGTGGATTTGGTACTATTTCGAAATACATGGAACGTGCTAAAAAAGAATTAGGAGATTTGACATTATCTCAAGCTAGCCAGTACAAGAAATACCAAAATCAAGCAGTACGAGATGGCAAGAAAGCAGATAGTGCATTGGCTGTTGGTAAAGTTGACGAAGCATTATATGCTAAACAATCACAAATGCTTAACCAAGCAAGAGCAAGAGTAGCGTTTGAAAACTCAAAAGCCATTAAGAAATTGCGTGTTAAATTGTTAGACCAATTGAACCGCATGACACGCAGTCAAAATCCTATCATGATTGAGCCTAATATGCGATATTTCTATACACATATGGCATATCAAATGGGATTGACTAAGTATGATGGCTTACAACCTGCTAATGGTTTTGACATGATGTCAGTTATTAAAGCATTAGATGCAGATGCTGACATTATGGGAGATAAGGAAGCGACTGTACAACTTGAACCATGGATATACGAAATGTTCGATGCTAAATCACCTAGAACGTTTAGTACTCTTAAAATGAGCGAACTCGAACAGTTAGAGGAACTCATGACAGGGATGTACAAAAGCGGTAGAACTCAATATGAGGGAAGTACACTAATCGATGAAAAAGGAAATAACGTTACATTTGATGAAGCTATATTCCAAATTATTGATAAGGCAGCCGAAACATTTGGTAGAGATAATGGAAATGTATTCAATGAGTTAAATAACCGCAGCCGTGCAGATGCATTGTCTAACACATTGAATAACTTTAACTTATCACTATTGAAAGCGGAAACATTCTTACGCAGGTTGGATGGTGGAAAGAATGGCCCTGCAGTTAGATATATTTACGAGCCAATTAATAAAGCTACTCAGAAATTCAACGAGTACAAAGAAAAATCTATGTATAGATTGGCTAGAGATGTAAAAGCGGTATATTCCAAGAAACAACTATTTGATGTTCGTAATGATCATCTTTATAGCGTAGGCGAATTACGCAACGTTACCAAAGAGCAAATTATCATGCTTGCATTAAACTGGGGAACAGAAAAGAATAGACAACGTGCATTGGAAACCATCCAAAGTAATGAAGTAGAAATGGAACGAGCGTTCCAAGAATACATGACGGATAAGGATTGGGAATTTGTAATTCGCACATGGGAACATATCAATTCATTCTATGAAGAACGTAGCAAGGTACAAGAGGAATTGTATGGTAATCCTTTGAAAAAAGAAAAGGGGATTACATTTACAATTGGTGGGAGAGAAATACAAGGCCAATATTTCCCTATTGTTTACAATCCTAAAGTAAGTGCTAAAGTATCTGATTTTGAAACAGAGGATATAGCCAAAACGATGATTGCTAGTAATGCAATCTTTGGTACTGGTATGGGTGCTACTAAATCACGTTTGGATGTAGTCAAAGGTAAATCCTTAATGCTTGATTTCGATGTTATTCCTAATGCTATTACGGAAGCTATTAACCACGTTACTATGCGTAAAGCCGTAACGGATGTAAATAAGCTAGTTGGTAATAGCCGTTTCCAAGAGTACATCGTTGATAAATTTGGTATGGAAACCTATCAATTCTTGCGAACTTGGGTTCGTGATAACTGGAAAGATGAAGCTGCAAAACTTGATGCATGGGGTAGATTGGTAATGACTTTAAAGAAAAACACCTCTACCGCAGTTATGGCTGGACGTGTATCCGTAGCATTACAAAATGCGTTGAACATTCCTGTTGCCATGTATCGTATTGGTGTAGGTAATACCTTAAAAGCAATCAGCGATGCTGGTATGGGGTTCTATGGTGTAGGTACAGCCAAGTACAACGCAACACGTGATTTTGTTTTAGGTCAATCAATCTTTATGCGTGAACGTGTTCAAACGCTGGATATAGATTTGAAACAAGGTTTATCAATTGAGGGTAAAGGCTTACGTATTGGCGATACAAATGTTGGTGGTTATAAGGCTGAACAATTAGCTAATATACGTGATGATATTAACCAAATGGGATTTAGACTGTTAACAGAAACTGATTTTGCCTTGTCTATTCCTATATGGAAATTTGCATACGATAAGAAAGTGCTTGAATTACAAAGTGTTGAGGGGGTAACGGCAGAATTTGTAGAACAGGAAGCTATTAGTGCTGGTGATAGAGCCGTAAGAGATATATTCGGTAGCGGTGATACAAAAGATAGCGCAGGTATCCAACGTTCAAGAAATGCACTCACTCAATTATTTGTACCATTCTATTCTTATGCTAATACCTTGTACAATATCATTGCTGAGGGTAACTATGCACGGAAAGACCAAGGCAACTATGGACAATTCGTGCGCATGCTATGGTGGACTTTGACCGCACAAGCGCTAGGCATGATGGTTTACAAATCCATGACAAATGGAGACGATGACAAGCCAGAAGATTTAGTTAAATCCTTTGGAGAGGAATTGGTATCACAAGCTACAATGGGTGTACCTATTGTGCGTGATATTTCCAACATGGCTATGAAATACATTCTAGGCGAAAAGGTATTTAATAAAGGGAATACAGTAATGGCCGCATCAATCGTTGAAAAACTATATGATGTAGGCAATGCGATTGTATCACCTAATAAAGGTGCTATGGATGTAGGTAGAAGCCTATCACAAGTATCAAACCGCATCATAGGTTTTAGTGATACTATTACAGATGGATTATGGACATTATCTAAATTTGCATTAACCGATACAGATGCAAAACTAGAGGATGTGATCATGTCTATCATTTTAGATAAAAAGCTAAAAGATAAAAAATCCGAGAAGAAAGACAAGCATTAATAAATAAGGACTACTCAATTATGGGCAGTCCTGTTTAATTAGAAAGGGGAACAAATATGATACCAGAGGTCAAAAAACCTAGTGTAGTTTATCAATGTGATGGAGCAAACAAGAAATGGATATGGCCGTATGACTTTTACATGATTGAAGATATAGCTTTAATCATAGTGGATGCAGACGGCACAGAAAGCGTACAAACAGGCAATATCGATTATGACAAAGAAAACAAAACTTTAACATATCCTGCTGATGGTGATCCATTAGACAATACGCACAAGATTATTCTTGAACGTAGAACACCAATTAAACAAGATACAGATTTACCCGATGAGTACCCTTTCCAAAATATCGAACACATGACAGATAAGGTTACATTGATTTTGCAAGAAATGCAGGAGAAGATGAACCGAGCCTTATTAATCCGTGTAGGTAGTGATGAGGATGCAACAACAGTTGCTCGTAAGATTGTAGATACATCAACAAAGGCAGCAAATGATGCTATCAATGCATACGAAAAAATCAAGGCAGAAAGTGATACTATTAACACTAATGCAGAAACGATAAAGACATTAGGCGGTGAAATCACAGAATTAAGCCGTACAGTTGGCGATAAACTAGCGACCAGCAATACCGCACTCGATGCATCTAGTGCTAATGTAACAAAAGCAGAAAAGCTAGTGGCGGATGCAAAAGCGTATGCAGGACAAACAACTGTTGATAAGCGTGATATTAATGAGTTGGTGAGCCAAGCACGCACGTTAAAAACCGACATTTATAATAAACAAACATCAATCGCAAGTAACGCAATTAAAGCAACAGATGCAGCGAAACGTGCAGAAGTCGCAGCCGATAAAGCGGAACAAATCGCCTTGCCTAATGGCGGTGGTTTGATTACAAAGACCGAAGCCGATACAAAGTTTGTACCTAAAGATAGCCTATATGGCATCGTATCCGTTAAAGACTTTGGAGCAGTTGGTGATGGTGTAGCAGATGATACGGCAGCATTCAAACGTGCTAATGATAATTTGAAAAACAAAATATTGTTAATCCCTAATGGCATCTATAAAGTGAATGAACATGTTTCGTTTGATACTGTTGATAGTGTGATGGATATGGGTACATACAATAACATTAAGCCGTTCTATCCTACTGAAACACCAATGTTAAAAGGTGCATCAAACATCGCCTTTGTTAAAAACATCCAATATGGCGATGAGGTCAACCAATGTCAAGGGTTTACCTACAACGATAAAAAGAATGTGTTTTTGTTAGCTTGTATTAATAGCGATGGTACAAAACAAAACTTGTACGAACTAAACCCAGATACATTTGAAATCGTAGGCACATATAAGTTTAGCGACCCTGACAAAATGGGCCATTGTAACACTATGTGCTACAACAAATACACGAACAAGATTTACCTTGCCAATGGTTTAAAAAATGGTAACAACCTATCTGTATTTAACGCTGACACAATGACATTTGAAAAGACCATCACATTGAATGAACGTGTATTTAATATTGGATATGATCCTATCACACGAACTTATGTGAGTATCGTACCTATTAGCGGTCAACAACGCTTGCGTGAAGTCAATTTGTATAACGAAGATTTCAAGAAAATGAAAACGTATCAAATTGACTACCAATATGATGATTTCAACAACAATGGTGCATTAATGCTTAATGGATGCATCATGAGTGCAACGCTCGGTAGTTTGGTAGAATGTACACCATTTGGCACAGTTAAACAGATTATCGAAATTAACAGAACTACTGAAATCGAAGATATAGCATACTGCAACGGCAAATTCTATTTTGCGGTACTAACTGAAAAGCCTAGTAAACGGCATCAAGTAGATATTTATGTAGGTGATCCAAACAGAGATTATCAAAACTCAATCAATACGGCTCGATTGGCAAGCCTGGATTATTTAAAACTCACAGGCGGTAATGTAAGCGGGGCGATTGTACTCAACAATAACATTTTGCTAGAGGGGAAAAAGACAGATGGACATGGTGTGCGTATTGGTAAAGTATCTACATCTGATGCGGTGGAATTGGGAGACCCTAGCGTTCCTGTATATTTGACAGGTACAATCTTAAAACACTATGACGGCACAGATAGTAGCACAGTATTAACCACTAAGCATTATGGAACGGCTATTTATAGTAAAGCCAAAGCCGATGAAACATTTGTTAAAAAGGATGAGGCTGGTTCATTTGGTTTTCCGTACTCTAAATTGGATACTGTAACAGATTGGAATACACTCACAACACAAGGGTGCTATGAAATCAATTTCGATGGTGGTGCTAATAATCCGCCACGTTCGCACAAACAAGGTATGCTGATTGTACTTAACTTTGGTGATGGTAAACTAATCGACCATACGTTGCATACATTAAATGGTGAAACCTATCATCGTACTTTCATGGCTGATAAATGGGGTTCTTGGGGGAGAGTACAAACATCATTGAATAGCAGTGTTCAATTGTGGAGTAACAAAGGTACGATTGAGGTGGGTGTAAATGGCTAATATTACAATAAGTGGTGCTAGTACAGGTTCATTTAATATGACCGATGAGATCCGTGATATAGGGAATAGTAAATATTTAAAAGTTGCGATGAGCGATAAACCCTACTATGCTAGATTGTCTACAGAAAAACCATCCAATAACAATATATATGTTATTAT